GTGTCGGGCCACGCCAGAAGGGGGCGGGGGTCTAGGAGACTCCTTAGGCGGGGGTTATGGGCCGTTTTCATCGTCGCGGCATCTTGTGCTTATCCCTGCGTGAATTGACATGCGGGAACAGGCCGCACGCGTCACCGTTCACGCTCGACCTGATCTGCCGCGCTCGCTTCTGCATCCAGATGTGCGATCGTCCATACATCGTGGCGATGGTCCGTGAGTCCAGGCACCCGGGCAGGGACAGCGCCCAGCGTACGGTCTCGACGTGCCGGCGGAACGCATAGCAATCGGACAGGGCGATGGCATCCATGAAGGCCTTAAGCATCACGCCGACATGATCGCGGGAGATGAACGCGTCGACCTCGGTGCGTGTCGCGTCACCGTCCTTGGTCGCCCATGACGGATGATTGGGGTCGATATTGAAGACGTGCCGAGACTGCACCATTTCGCGATAAGGCAGCACGCCGGACTCTCGCATCTTCTCCTGGACCTTCTTGGGTTGGGCGAAGAACCACGCGTCGAACGACTTGGCTTCCTTGGCAGGAGCCGAGAGGTCGTTGATGCTGGCCTTGGTCACGCGCCTATTTGGCAAGGATGTTACTCAGCGGGCAAGTGGCAAAGGTTGAGCCATGCATGAGCGTCATCGCGGTAACGGATCAGGCCGAGGCGCTTAAGTCGCCTGACCAGTGAGGCAGGCTGATAGCCTACAGGGATTACTTCCCGGATATGTCGGTCAAGGGAAGGTGTATCAATCAATGCAGGCCAAGTGCTCAACAGGTCAGCAAGGCCTAGCTTCTGGTCATGTCTCTTCCTGGCTGCCTGTCTTGTTGCCTTGACGCGGTGCAGTTCCATTCCCTCAGGGTCTTGTTCCCAGCGCTTGGCCCATCTCCGTTTCCAGTTGATTGCCGCAATCTGCTTTCGGGTGTAGAACTTACCCATGAGCTCTCCGGGTGGATTTCTCCTTGAGGTAGGAATTGCGAAGGCAGACGACCCCCCGCCGTAAGGCAAGGGGGAGGAGTCTGTTGTCCTCCCCTTTAGGGGAGACTACGGATTGTCCACGGAAAAGACGGAAGCGACAGGGTGTCGGTAAAGTCATAGGTTTAGGGTGGTGTACGGGTGTTGACCCTCACCGACCATTAAAGAGGCGTGGCGACCCCTTAGCGGGGCTGGAAACGCTATCCCTGTTGGCGGTGTCGGTGGCACTTTGGGAGGGGGGCTGGCTGTATTCCCAGCGGATGACCCCCTTCTCGGCGGCATGGCGAATGTAAATCTCGCCCTTGAACTCGTTGTTGGCGTCCTTGAGGCCGGCACGGCCGCGGCGCTTGGTCAGGCCGAACTTGTAGATCGGTTCGTCACCCTGGCATCGGAAGAGCACGGCGACCTCGCGGAACCAGTTGGTGAACTCGGACGAGCCTAGGCCTGCGTAGGCTAGGTCGGCGACGGTGTGGCCTTCCTTCTCGGATGAGGCCTTGGGCTTTCCGGTGTGGTGCATGGCGACGAGGACGGCGCCCGTCTCGAGCAGGATGGGGGCGAGGTCGTGGCGCAGGAACTTGGAGGCCTGCTCCTGGTCGGAGACGTCGATGCCGGCGAAGGAGAGGAGCGGGTCGACGAAGACGATGTCAGCGCGCTGGTCGATGACGAGCTGCCGAAGGGCCGCGGTGAAGGTCGTGCCGGTCGAGACGGTGTCGCGGAAGATGGCGAGGTGATCGCGGAGGGTCTCACGCTCCTGGCTGTCGATGTAGGCGCCGGCAATGACGTCTTGGAGGGCTTCGGAAATGTCGCCCGCGTCATTCTCAGCTTGGAGGACGATGGCACGCAAGGGTCGGGCTGGCTTGATGCCGAAGAAGTCACGGCCGAGGCACCAGTGGACGGCGGCCTGCATCATGAGGGACGACTTGCCCGTGCCGGACTGGCCGACGATCAGGAGCGAGCCGCCCTTGCAGAGCCAGCGATGGTTGCCGAGGATGGTGGTCGGGTCTTCCTTACGCTCGAAGGACAGCAGGGCGTCGAAGTCCATGCGCTGAGGGCCGTGTTTGACCTTGGTCCCCTTGCGCTTGTCGGCGAGGCGGGCATAATGCTCGAGGAGAACGTCGGCGTCGGTTGCTTTGTCGGCGATATCCAAAGCTTCCCGAAGGATAGCGGCGTTCGCAATCAGGTCGACGTGCTCATGGCGGTAGGTCGAAGCCCCGGCGTCGCTGACCAGGAGCGAGACGGTGGCCGCGTCGACCGGGGAAGCCATGTCGCGTAGGCGCTGGCTGACGGTGAGTTCGTCGGCTACTACCCCATCGACGGCGAGGGAAATGGCGGCGGCATAGATGTCAGCGTGGGCAGGCTCGAAGAAGTCGGAGGCCTTGAGGTCGGGCGGGAAAGGGAGCGCGTCACGGAGGAGGACGCCGAGGAGGTGGCGTTCCGCCGGCACGTTGTTCGGAGGAGTCATGGAAGAAGGGATTGGGGTTTGAGGGCGTGGGTGCCCGTGGTCAAGATGCTTTGCGTTTGTCGGGCGGGCCGAAGTGGTCGAGGAGACGCATCCGGCCTTTGGTGATCACGCGGAACTGCTTCTTGACGAGGATGCCGATTTTGACGGCGCGGTCGACATAGAGGGAGGCCTGATGGTTCGCGGCGAGCCCCCACTTGGTGGCCCACTGCTCGCGGGTGAGGAAGCCCTTGTCTGGCTGGACGGCTTGGCGGTGGATGTCGGCCATGACGGCCTTGAGCACCGGGTCGGTGCCGAAGCGCGTGTAGAGCAGCTTCTTTCCTTTGCGGCTCATCGCTTCTTGGGGGTGTAGACCTTGAGGTCGGTGGTCCAGACCCACTTCGAGCCGACGCGGTGAACGAGCCAGACCTTCCAATCGCGGCCGTCGACCCAGCCGGCGGCGAAGCCTGAGCCCCAGCGGGAGGTGGCTAGGCGGTGAGAGGCGTAAGCCATCGCGTCCTTCTGGCAGAGACAGCCGGCGGAGAAAGCGGCGCCGCCTTCGGCCTTGGTGAGGTTGACCTGGCTCAGGGTGTGGGTGTGCCCATGGATCAGAGCGCCTCCGCGGTCGGCGTAGTGCTTCCCCTGCTCGGCTGTGGCGTTGAGGCCGTGCGCATAGCCGTGGATGAAGGCGACCTGCCCGAGGCGGTAGACGCCCTTCTCGGCGTGGTAGGGCAGGATGGTCTTGGCTCCGCAGCTCTTCGCGGCGGTCTTGATGCGGGCCTCGAGGTCGGCGCAGTAGTCGCGTACTAGGGCGGAGCCGGAGGTATGCTGGAGGGCGGTGGCCCGGTGTTCGTGGTTGCCCATCAGGTAGACGGTGGGCTTGGTGCGGGCGAGGAAGTCTTCGCCGGCCTCGACGTCGGCAATCAGGGACTCAGCGCCTTCGGCATCGTTGCCCACGCCGCGGCGGAGGGAGCGGAAGTCGAAGCAGTCGCCGAGGTGGACGCGGACGGTGGGCTTATAGTCCTTGATGAACTCGCAGAGGGCGTCGGTGGCCTCGTGGTCGGCCATGTCGCCGTGGTTGTCCCCGAAGGCGACGAAGCGGATGGGCGTGCTCATTTGCGGTTAAGGTGCGGGATGGGCTTGCCGGCATCGAAGGCCGCGAGCATCTCGTCACGGCGCTGACGGGCGGTCATGAGGTCGTGGCCGATGTTCTCGACGATGTCCGTGCCGCGTCGGCGAAGGCGGAACCAGTAGCAGTCGCCCAGGCGCTGGAGATGGTGGTTCGGGTTGTCCTTCACGTTTCGCTCGGACTTGCGGTGGCCCTTGCTGACGGTGAACTTAGGGCAGGCCATCAGGAAGGCGACGCGATCGGGAGAGAGGCCGACCTTGGCGGCCCACGCAATGGTCTCGGGGGTCAAAGCTTCCATGAGCGGGCGAGGTTGCGACCTTCAGTCATGATCTGGTTACGGGCGTTCGGCTTGAAGATGTACTCCTGGTCGAACAGGTGAGAGGCGCGAATCTCGGCGATGCTGTCAAGTTCCTCGTCGTTGGCAGGGCCGACTCCGGCCGTGGCGACATAGATGGTGCGGACCTTCCAGCCGCGTTCCCAGAGGATGTCTTGGCAGACCCGCAGCTCGTTGATGTAGCGCCAGTCGGAGCAGACCACGGTCTCGGGGGCGGGATTATCGTGGTGCTTCATGACCGGCACCCAGTTGGCGAAGTGGCGGGCGAAGACGTCCTTATCCATGCGCCGTGCGAACTTGCCTGCGTGGACTAGGAAGTCGCGGTTATCGACCTTGAACTCCTCGTTGAAGAAGTTGCCGTCGAGGCCGAGGTAGTCCATGTAATGGTTCGCGGCCTCCTTGAGGGCGTCGGCGAAGTTGATGTGCTCGGATGGTCGGGTGGACCACTCGAGAAGGCCCGAGGCCAGCGTGTCCTTCCCGGCCCTTGCGAATCCGGAGATAAGGACGAGCGTGGGGGCGGCCATCGGCGTGGGTGCGTCGGTCATGGGTTAGAAGTTGACGCCTTCGGGAGGGAGGGCGTCCGGCACGGTGGGCTTTGCGGAACCCTTAGGGTAGGTCAGTTTGTATTTGAACTGGGGCTTGCCCTGCCACTCGCCGTTGGCCTCGACCTCGACGCCGACCAAGATGGTCTGGCCGCAGGCGGGCGAGATGTACTCCAGGTACTCGGCGGGGGTGGCGTCCAAGCGGATCTCCGCGGTGAACTTGCCGGAGAACTTGCCGACGAGCATGGCGAGCGCCTTGCCGTACTTGCTCGAGAAGTTTTTGCTCAGGCAGAAGCCCTTGTCATCGACGAAGAACAGGCGAGCGGAGGTGGTGCCGTCTTCCCAGACCTTGACCTTCTCGAACTTCGGCTTGATGAGCTTCAGCTTGTAGGTGCCGTTCGTGGAGATGGAGGTGAGCGGGGGGCGGTCGTTGTTTTCGGTGGTCATGGTATTAGGCGAAGGTGATGGGGGTGGAGGTGGAGGCGGCTTTGATGTCGATGACCTGGATGTCATCTCCATACGCAGGCCACTCGCCGAGGGTCGTGCACTCGCGGTAGGTTTGCAGCGCCTTCTCAAAGTCGGCGACGGCGTAGGACATCAGCTCCGGTCCGATCTCCACGACGGCGGTGGCGTAGGGCGGGGTCTTCTCGATGAAGAGGAAGCGGAAGCCCAGCAGGCGGCGGCCGTAGGCGGTCTCGTAGCACAGGCGGTAGAAGTAGGCCTGAAGGTTGTAGCGGTAGGCGCGGATGGACTTGAGGATGCCGGCAGGGGAAGCGTCCTCGGTGGTCTTCAAGTCCCAGAGGTAGTCGCCTGCGATACCATCGATAGCGCACTTGAGCTGCACGCCGTTATAGTCGGTCGTGAACATGAACTCGGTCTGGTCGAACTCAACGCCAAGACGCTCGAGGGTAAACTTTGCGTGCGAGGCGATGATGTGGCACTCGGCGGACTCCTCGGCGCTGACAACGGTCATGCCAGGCTTGAGGGAGGACTGGAAGGCCGCGTAGGTCTCCTTGCCTTCCTTGGTGCGGCGGTCGACTTCAGGGGCGGTGATGAACTTCTCGTTAAGGGCCTCGGGCTGGAGGACGGCGCAGTGGATCAGCGAGCCCATGCGGAGGGCCTTGGTCTCCTCGCGCTCCTGGTTGAGATAGGCCTGATAGTGGGCCGGGGACTTGAGCAGTTCCTTGGCGCCGCTGTAGTTGAGCGCGTGGATGCCGTCGTAGATGACGCGGTGCTGGATGGGTTCGGGTGAAATACGCATATTGTGGTGTGGGTCTTGGTGTTGGGTGTTGGTGGGAAATTATAGCGCGTCGTCGTCGGGGTTTGACTCCTCGACGGAAGCGGAGATGCGGCGGACGTCCTCAAGGGCTTTCTCGGCGGCGTTTTCCATCGCTTCGAGCGTGTTGCGCAGGACGCGTAGTTGGACGACGAGGACATGGACGCGGTCGTGCAGGGGCTTCACGGCGGCGGCCTCATCGGCGACCTCGATGTGATCGGCGAAGACCTGCAGTTCGGTGATGGCGGAGCGGTTCAGGTCCGACAGGGTGATGATGTCGGCGTCGTGCTGTTCAAAACGTCCGGCGATGTGCTGGACGGTGGCAAGGGCGCCGGTGATGTTCTCGACCAGGCGCTTGATGGAGTCGCGGTTTGTCATCGGTTGAAGGTAAGTTCCTTGAGAGTACCGATGGGGTCAACTGTGAAGAAGCGGACTTGCGATCGGGCGAGGGAAGGGTGCGTCTTGCGTTTCCAGAGACCAAGGTCGGAGAGGAAGTCGGCGTGCTTACGGGCCGTCAGTTCGACATAGGGGTAGCCGTCGAGGAGCAGGAGCAGGGCGTACTGGCCTTGGACAGTGCGGGCGATGCGCTCGATGCCGGCGGGGGGTTGGGTCATTTGGAGGGCTTCCAGACGTTCAGGCTGAAGAGGTATTCCCAGCGTTGGCGGTCGGAGAGGGTGCGGAGGTCGGTGCGTCGGGCTTCGAGGGGCGTCTGCAGCTTCAGCCCAGGCTTGGCCCGGGCTTCGGCTGGAGACTTGGCGGCCTTAGCCATGATTGCGGGCTTCCTGCCAGCCGTCGATGGCCTCGATGAGTTCCTCGGGCTTTACGTCCTTCGCGTTGCGGACGCAGTACCAGATGGCGTCGCCGGCCTCGCGCATGGCTTCGAGGCGTTCCTCGAGTTGACGGATGCGGGCGTTTGCCGCGATCACTTCATTCTTGGCGTGGGCGTTGGCGATGGCTTCGTTGAGGAAGGCCATCGGGTCGAGGGGGTCGTTCGGGTTGCTCATTTGGTCAGAGGGCGGGGGGTGGCAGGGGTGACGCTGGAAATGGCCGCAGAACGGAAGCCAGAGGCCGCCACGGCACCATCGTCGTCGAGGTCTACGGAGATACCGCAAGCCGTCTGGATGGATTGCCGGCGGATGTAGGTGATGGCGCCGCCAATCTTCTGGGCGTCGAGGCCTTCGGCTTTGACCATCAGGCGGCCGAAATCGAAGCGCTCACCGGACGCGTGAAGGAAGGCGGTGTTGATGCCGACCTTACCTTCCTCGGAGATGAGCGTCTGGATCAGAGCCAGGTTATGCTCGAGCAAGACGGGCTTGATGGCGTCGAGCAGCGCGTCGAGGGAGACGTAGCGGTTCTTGAAGCCGGGGTTTACTTTGTTGGCCTTGACGTTGTCGAGCTCGGCGAGAGCGGCGACTAGGTCAGAGGTGGGGGTTTGGGATTTGGGCGTGGTGCTCATGGTGGAAATTATTTGGCGTCGGCCTTGGTGACTTCGCCGGCCTTGATGGTGGCCTCGATGTCCTGAAGCGACATCCGAGTATAGCCAGGGACGAAGAGGTTGTAGTAGGTCACGCCGTTGCGGACGGTCGGGGTCAGGAGGCGGGCGACCTTCTGATCGGGCAGGACGATGTAAGAGGAGTCCGCGATGATGCGGTATTCGGAGGTGGGTTTGGTGTCTTTCTTCATTAGGTTGGGAGATTAGTTGATGACGCCGCGGGTGGCGGAGTCAAAGATAAGGAGGGCGTCGGCGTTCCAGAGGGTGACGTCGACGGTAGGGAAAAGTTCGCAGGCGCGGGCCTTGAGTTTGTTCTTCCACTGGGTGGTGGTCAGTTCGCCCTTCGTGCCGCAGGTGTGCGTCTTCTGCCAGATGGCCGGGCGGATGCGGTGAATCTTCCAGCCCATCGCCACGGCGGCGCCGTAGAGGACGCCCGTGTTCCACATCAGTTTGCCGATCGCGGAGCCGGGGATGTTCTTGCCGGCGAAGAGGGGCGGTTCCTCGAGGTAGAGCGAAACATCCTTGGCCTTGCAGCTGAGGTCGGCGAGGAGTTGGCAGACCTCCACATCGGAGGCGGGCATCTTAGCGCACTGGACGCCGCCGTCGACCGACCAGACGATGCCGCCATTTACGCCTGGGTCGATTGCCACGATGAGATGCGCCATGAGGTAAGACCCTTGTCAGCGCAGGACCGGGGACAAGCGGAAAAGATTGCCGACGCGGAGGGCGTAATCGTTTGCCCGGAAAGAGCGCTCACGGGCGGCGGACCAACCGAGGTTCCAGACGACGGCGAACTGCTCGGGGGTGGGGTCGGTCATGCCGATGCGGTAGAAGTTCGCCCTGATCCAGCGGAGATGCGAGGCCGCGATCATATCTTGGGCGGTGGCGTCCCGCCATTTAGACCAGGGGAAGGAGTAGTGGCCTTCGGCCTTGAGGCGGGCCGCGGCGTCATCCCATGCCTCCTTGCCGACCTGATACATACCACGCTCGCCGGCTGCGCCAATGGCCTTGCGGTTATGCCCGGACTCGACCGCGGCGATGGCCTCGAGGAAGGCGGCGTCGGACTTGGCCTGAGCGTTGAGCCCGAGGAGCAGCAGGGCGACAACGGAGAAGCGCTGGTTGAAGGTCACGGCTGGCCCTTGCCCTCCTTGGCGGCGTTCCAAAAATCCCATGCGGTATCATAGCCAAAAGCATACAACTGACTTGCCATCGCATTGCCGGCCATAGTCAGTCGCTGTACATCGGCTTTGAGGCTGGCGTTTTCGTCATTCAATTCGCCAATGCGAATCATCAAGCTCGCCTCGACAGAGACGGCTTTCATGCGGTTAAGCATAGCCATCTCTTCGATGCGGGCTTCCAGCGCTTTGATGCGGTCTTCGTAGATGCTCACGGCTGCTTGCCCTCCTTGGCGGCATTCCATTCGGCAAGCACTTGCTTCAAGATGACCTTTTCGTTGTCGAGCATACGCAGACTTTCTGTGAGGTAGCCGAACTCATCCTCGAACGCATCCCCTGCCTTGGTCAGCCGCTCGACCTCGGCCTTGAGGCGGGCGTTCTCGGCTTCCAGTCGGCCCAACACGACAAAGTGCGGGCAGGTGTCGTCGTCGTGGCTCATTTGCAAAAGATAATGTATGCGTAAGCCATCAGATAGACCACGGCATAAGGAATGATGACCCAGCGGATGATGAATGATTGGCGTCGGCGAGTCTGCTCAATGCTGATGCACGCCTTTTGGATTTCATTCATACGCGTCGGGGGACTTGCGATCCGGCGACCTCGAAGCCGTCGAGCTCGTAGGAGTAGGTTATGCCGACCCAGCCACCGGCGGCCGCGTAAGCCTGGAGCGATACCTTGGTGGCGCCGTCTTCGTGCAGGGCTTCGTGGTAGTGGTGCAGGAGTTTCTTCATCTTGTCGGACGCGAGGGCCGTCTTGCTGGAGCAAATGTCGCCGGTCATGATGCGCTCGTTGATTTCGTAGACCTCGGAGAGCAGGGCGACCATGCCGTCGAGATGCTTGAAGTTACTCATGGGGGTAAGCGTCCGGGATGACGCCCTTGATGACGGCGTCGTTGAGGTCGGAGATGCGGGCCTTGAGCGCCGCGATCTCGCGGTCCTTGTCCTCGATGATGCGGATTTGCATCTCCACGCATCGGTCTGCCTGGTCGGCGTAGGCCTTGAGAGCGTTGGCGGTGGTGTGGAGGGTTCGGGCGTAGGCCCAGGGGACGAGCCACCAGAAGGCGGGCTTGGAGTTCGGTCGGATGATGTGCATGATGAGTCGTGCGGTTGCGGTTTTTTGGCAGTAGGGTCGGTGGGATGGGTCAGGCATGGCGCTTGATGTTGTACGGGCCGCGGACCTTGAGGTTGCCCCAGGTCGTGTTCGTGATGTCGAGCCACTTGCGGAGGGTGCAGACGGTGGTGCCGAGGGCTTCGGCGGCGTCGGCCTGCGACTTGCCGGCGGCGTTGAGCGCGGCGATCTGCGGGAGGATGGCCTCAAGGCGTCGGGCGGCGAAGGAAGCCATCGGGCGCTTGAGGGGGATAGGGCGACCGGCGAAGGTCACGGTGTCGGTGTATGGGTGGTTTGCGTTGGGCATGGTGGGAAGATTAGGCGAGGGTCCAGCAGAGGATGGTTACCTTCGGGTTGGAGTGGGAGCCGGCGTCGCGGTACTCGACAACCTGGTCGAAGAGAGCGCAGACATCAGCCTTGGCCTTGGCGGTGACGTACTTGTTGAAGTCGCTGGCGGTAGGCTCGCTGGCGAGGACGACCAGTTGACCCTTGGCATGGTCGATGCCGTAGAGGGCGTAGGAGCCGAGGCCGCGGACGCATCCGTCCTTGTCCTTGAGGTTGGCGGATTCGCGGAAGGCGATGGCCTTGCGCTTGAGGAGTTCGACCATCGCTTTGTCAGAGACGAGGACGGCCTTGGGTTTGGTGGGGGTAGTCATGGTGTGGTGTGGATCAGAAGTTGTTGAGGATTTCCAAGATGCCCGGGAACTCCGGGTCGAGGAAGGTGGCGAGGGCGTAAGCGGCGAGCGTGGCCCAGAACAGGATAGCGAGGAGTTTCATAGGTTTGGTGGAACGGAAAGCACCTTGCCCGACTGATTTGCATTCGTCAAGCCCCTTTACGCAAATACCCTGTGACCCCATTCAAGGGGTCA